CTATAATTAACTTACCTATTACGATTTTAATAATCGTAGAAACCAAAAATTTTTTAGAAAAATGGCAAATAAAGATTTATTCAAGCAAGCTATTGCTGAAGCTAAGTCCGTAAGAGAAGCCGCTATTGCTAACGCTAAAGAAGCTTTAGAAGAGTCACTGACTCCTCACCTTAAAGATATGTTAGCTGCTAAATTGCAAGAGATGGAAGATGCATCTGTTGAAGAAGTAGTAAACGAATCTGAAGTAGAGGAAACTATCGAAGAAGCTCCTGCAAAGGAGAAAGATCCGATGGAGGCTCACGACGAAGCAGACGAAAGCGTAGAAGTAGAGGAAGCTCACGACGAAGCAGATCCAATGGAAGCAGCCGAGGATGACTCAGAAGAATCTGAGGACGAAGCTGAAGGCGACGAAGAAGCCGAGGAAGAGGAAGTAGAAGTTAAAGACATGGAAGTCGATGACCTTAAGAACCTTATCCGCGATATCATCGCACAAGAAATGAGTGCAGATGGTGAAGAAGAAATGGGAGATAACGACATGGATGCAGGAGCAGAGATGGAACCAGCAATGGATGACATGGAAGCAAGCGCAGAAGATGAAGAAATCGACCTAGACGAATTGTTAGCCGAGTTAGAGTCAGCTACTAACGAGGAAGTAGAAGAAGAAGTTACCGAAGAGGTAGAAGAAGCTATGAAGGACGATAAAAAAGACGAAGCTCATTCAGAAGAAAATTCTGAATTAACAGAAGCTTTAGAAACTATCGGAACTTTACAGAATCAACTACAAGAAGTAAACCTTCTTAATGCAAAACTTATGTATGTTAATAAAGTGTTTAAAGCTAATAACCTTAGTGAAGGACAAAAAGTTAATATCATTGCTGCTTTTGATAAAGCTGAAACTGTTAAAGAAGTAAAATTAGTCTTCGAAACTGTTTCTGATAATGTAGTAACTAAAAAAGCTACAAAGAAAGTTAACGAAAGCAAATTAGGTATGGCTTCTAAAGCTACCGGGACTACTGCTGCTAAACCAGAAGTAATCTCAGAAGTATCTAGTGCAGTACAAAGAATGCAAAAATTAGCTGGTATAATTTAAAATAATAATAATAACAAACACTTAATTTATTTCAATCATGGAAATTAATAACCTATTAGAAAGTGCAAACGGATACACAGCTATGAAAGCTGATGCTGCTCGTTTGGCTGACAAATGGTCTGCTTCCGGTTTATTAGAAGGATTAGAAGGTAAAGATGCTGACAACATGTCCATCATGCTAGAAAATCAAGCTAAGCAAATCGTAGCAGAGCAATCATCTACAGGAACAGGCGCTATAAGCGCTACAGGTGCTGGAAATGAGCAATGGGCTGGAGTTGCCTTACCTTTGGTAAGGAAAGTATTCGCTCAAATCTCATCTAAAGACTTTGTTTCTGTACAACCAATGAACTTGCCTTCTGGGCTAGTATTTTATCTAGACTTTAAATATGGAACTGCTGCTGGTAATAGAGCTGCTAATTCTAATATGTACGGTAACGTAACTGAAGCTGGAACAAAAATGGCTAAAGACACTGACGCCGCTGGCGGTCTTTACGGAGCTGGATCTTTCGGATACTCAGTAAAAGAAACTAGTGCTTCAGAAAGCATTACTTCTGCTGCTGCTGCAATCGGAGATTTAGGATACGATGCTGACTTAACAGCAACTGACTTCTTAAAAGCTACTGTAGATTTAGACGGTCAAGGATTTGATCCTGAAGGTGTAAGAGCTTTTAGACTTATTTCTGCTTCTAAAGATGTAACTAACTATCCTGCACTTACTACTGTAAGTGGAACGAACGTTACTTTCATCGTTAAGAAATCAGATTTAACAGGAAACGCTTTACCTTCTTCTGGAACAGTTAAATTTCACTCTCAACCTGCTGATTCGTCAAGAGGTGACTTTGAAGATACTGCTGCAGTTGCATCAGGAGATGTTTCTTCTTTAGTAATCCCTGAGATCAACGTTGAGTTGAAATCTGAGGCTGTAGTTGCTAAAACAAGAAAACTGAAAGCTCAATGGACTCCAGAATTCGCTCAAGATCTTAACGCTTACCACAGTATTGATGCTGAGGCTGAGTTAACATCTTTATTGAGTGAGTATATCTCTATGGAGATTGATCTTGAGATCTTAGATATGTTGATTCAAGGCGCTGCTTCTACTGAGAGATGGTCAGCTGAGAACAACAAAGTATGGACTGGATCTGCATGGTCTACTTCAACTTCAGATTTCTACAATACTCAAGGACAGTGGTTCCAAACATTAGGAACTAAAGTTCAAAAAGTATCTAACAAAATTCACCAGAAAACCTTAAGAGGTGGAGCAAACTTCCTAGTATGTTCTCCATCTGTTGCAACTATCTTAGAATCTATTCCAGGATATGCTGCACAAACTGACGGTGACCAAGCTGAGTTTGCAATGGGTGTTCAAAAAGTTGGACAACTTAACGGTAGATATAAAGTATACAAAAACCCTTATATGACTGAAAACACTATCCTTATG